CGGGGGAAGGACATGAGTAGAATTTACAGAGTTCATTTATTGAAGACTCTTCGTAAACAATTTATCAAAATTGCTATGAACGAGCCTCTTCCGGATATAGATGGTCGATGGATCAAATATATACGGACAGAATCTGGAAATTTTACTTACCTTTCGGCGATTCAAACTAGAGTTTCACAATGTGATAATTTCTGCTCTGCAGCAATGACCATATTATGAAAATCTAGGGATCTGAACTTAGTACCAACTATTGACATATCGTCAATTGAAGATAAAAGTAAAGTTCCTGAAAGTAATATCGATATTGTTAACAAAGAGATTACTAACAGTTGAATGAACCTAGGAATCCCACGAGATGAAATAGACTGATGAGATAATGTTTATCCAAGTTTATATTACTCGACTAAACGGGGACCAAATGGCCCTGCTACATCAAGTGCTATACTCGAAATAAACAAATACTCAGAAGAAGAGTGAACAGACATTCATAAGATTATGAAGACGTATGTTCCTTCTTACCATGAATACGGTAATCTTGATTGAATCAAGAAATTCGTAAACGTGGAAATTTCATCTAGAATCAAAACAGTATATTTGCGAAGGCTTTCATCTATAGCCGATTACGAAGGTAAAACCAGAGTAATCGCTATCGGTGACTGACTTTCACAAATATATTTGAGACCTCTGCATGATAAAATTATGCAAAAGATCAGGAAAATTCCTGGTGATTTGACATATAATCATTCTGAGATCCCAAAGAAAGTCCATCAAATGTGAAATAAGAAAGATAGAACAAGGTTTAATCCTTATTCGATCGATCTTGTTTCAGCAACTGATAGACTTCCTGCTAAGATTTCTAGTCATGTTTTAGGAGAATTATGGGGTGATGAAATCATCGCCCGTAATTGACTTAAGATCATGACTAAGTGAGATTTTGTAACTCCTCTTAGCGCTGATTGTAACAGAAACATAGTCCGTTATAGCGTTGGTCAACCAATGGGTTTATATACCTCTTGGCCGACTTTGGCATTAACGAATCATGTTTTAGTTCGACTAGCAGCTGTTAGAATCGGAGTAAATAAGTTTAGTGACTATTTTGTTTTAGGTGACGATCTCGTCATCTTCAACAAAGAAGTTGCTAATTCCTATTTACTACTGTGTGAAGAAATTGGTGTTGAAACCAAACCTTCGGACAGTATACATCCTAAAGACTCTCACTCATTGGAAATAGCTAAAAGGCTATTTCGTAATGGAGTAGAAGTGAGTCCTCTACCATTAAAGTTAATGGAACAAGCATATGGTTTGTTTGCATTAACTGCAATTGATAGAGGTTTTGCCTCATCTTTAGAGCTCTTGTATTCCGAGGATGATCAAAAGATCATTCCTACACTCGCAGCCGCACTTCTTAATTATTGAAGACTCTGTCCCTTGTGACCACGAGGGATAGGACAGAAACAGGCTCCTGATCTTTCGACTACAATATCTCAAGCTGAGATGTTGCTTTCGAAAACAGAGTCTGATTCTGACAGGACGACCATTTTTGGGGATTCAGTGGCGTACGGTGGCACTCTTTGATGAGTTAACCACTATGCGCATGAATCTAGATTCCCAGAATGAGCGTACTGTATCTTCAATAAGTGATGTACGGTGGAGTCTTACAAAGTGTTTAATGCTTATGAGACTGCAACGCAGTCTAAAGTCCCAAGAAAATTGAGACGTAAGCTATTAACGTCTTTGCCGACGAAAATGCGTCATACAAGACTAAATGACCGATTCTTCAAAGATAGCATGAATGAATGGTTGGATTCTGAAGTGATTAGTAAATCAATAAAGAATTCCACTACTTATTCATACATGACAAATCAGCATTCGTACCTAAGTCCGAATGAAGTTATGTCATGCACAGAACTATTCGAATCATATCAAGATTCACTAGTTGAGATTCGACAGTGATTAGTTGTCGAAGCTCATCAGGTAATCTTGAATAAGATCGAAACTGTAGACAATCAAATGATCATGGGGATAGAGAAGATTCTTAGAGAATCTGATCTATCTCATGAAGATTTAAAAGATAGATGTAATTTTATCTTACTCACGATAAAAGAACTTCAATCTGCTAAAAGTGAAGAATAGTAACCCCGAAGTCGAAAGGCAGTTGTGCCACCTTTCGCGGAGCTGGCATTCTCACCGAGAATGCCCCGTTTACCTGGAG